TAAGTATTTTAATCAGATAGTAAGAGGAGTCTTACATAAAGATGTTAATGCTATGACATCACGTGATTTAAGAGTTCTAGATAACTGGTTCAAAAATATCAGGGATAAAGGATTTATTAATACCGTTTTGGATTTCTTTTCTAAGAGTAAAGCTGACCAGTTACCTAAGCGTATATACTATAATTTTCCAGAAGCTAATAACAAGCTGCTAATGAGACATGATATAGATTTTATAAAAAGAAAAGCTCTCTTTAAGAATAAACGTGGTGATCCTATAATGGGTAACATTTTACAACCTACTCAGATTGTAAATGAATTAAGGGACTTGCATGGTAATGCTCAAATGTTAATCCTTAAGGAACAGGATGAATATAGAGTAGAATTTCAGAAGGAACTTAGTGAGATATTTATTTTAGAAGATGGATATAAGATATTTGAGATGGCTGGTAGGATGATGGAGTCTTTTGGAAAAGTACGACTTGAAGACGATCTGTCCGAGATTCCTTTTTCCGGTGTAGTAAAAGAGAATTTAGAGAAACGGAGTTTAGAAGGATTATTTGATTCTCCAAAAGAAAAAGCATTCTTAGAACGTGTCTATAGAGAAGCTTTAGAAAGAGCTATAACAGAGAATGATTGGCATATAGTAAAGAATAAAGAATATGTTATTGGAGGAAGGAAAGTTAAAGGAAGCCAATTAGCAAATGAGATTGCAAGAAAATTAGAAATAGAAAATGCTAAATTGCATACGTGGCACGTGGGCGATGGCAAAATTTCAAAAAAATATTTAGATGATATCATGGTAGAATTAGAAAAGCTTGATTTCATTGATTTAGAATTGTCTCATTTTACAAAAGGAGGAGAGCGTTTATATAAAGATATTGGAGACCTAACTGATGCCCAAGTATCTCAGATTGTAAAGGACCATTTAAAGGTATTAAGAAGGATGCGTAAGAAGTTTTTAAAGAATGCTCAAGATAATAAGATACCTTTAGAGCTGGGGCTGGATAATTTAAATAGAATTGTTAGATATATGCAGCTACATGAAATGCATGGGGCTTATACAAGTGAGGCTGGTCGTGAGGGGAATATAAACTTTTTAGGTAGCTTAAAATCTGTTAAAGAAGATATAAAAGATACTGGTGGGTATAGCTTTAATGTTTATTTCCCTCATATTTCCTATGAAAGAAAATTGGCAGCGAAAGGACTATTGAAATATATTGAGCATTTAAGTGTTGACCCTGATCTGTCAAAGCATTCAAAAGAAAGACAAAGACTGATCCAATCTGCCGTATTAAGACATAGGCAATTGGAGGGTGATTTTGTTAAAGGAACTCAATTAGAAGAGAGTTGGAAAGATGTTGCGGAGGTATTGCATGGTCTCGCAAATGACAAAAGAGATGTCATGGTCAATGGTTTTAAGAGATTTAATAAGAATAGAAAAGTTACTAGTCAGTTTAGTCGAGATTCTCATCAAGAAGGATGGATTGTCTCACCTGATGCTTATGAAAGATATGTAAAAAATGTTATTAATACTTTTCATCAGCAGGTAGCAGATGTAGCAGGTAGAGATAAAATATATCAATTTAAAACAAGTAAAAAAGCTCCTACTAAAAGATTAGGAAGAGAGTTGACTGATCTATGGTCTGAGTTTCTTTACCTCTATCATGAACAGGCTGGTGGGAATCCTACTAATATACCCAAGTATGTCCTAGATAATCCGCAGATGAATATAAAAGGTACTGCTTATGCTTGGTTTGCTGATAATATGGTAGCTCGCAGACTTAATAAGGCTAGGGAAATGCTGGGACTAAGAAAAGGTGTGCAAAAATTAGCTGGGATACCAATCACCGGTTCTTTAACAGATGAAGATTTAAAAACTTTGAAGGATGTGGACTTCAATACCTTGAAAAAGTTGGGACAGATGGAAGCTAAGTATCAGCTGGCTACGTTACTTGCTCATCCTAAGAGTACCGTTGCTAACCTTTATGGTGGTAGTGTACATACTTTGATTAGTACCGGCTGGGAGCATTATAAGAATGCAAAGAGTATAAAATATTTGAGACTCCATGTGAATAAGAATTGGAAAAGCATGGAAGATGTAAACGATTGGGTTAAAAGTCTTGGTATAATAGAAGAGTTCTTAATCTTTGAAGCTGATATGAATCCCAATATTAAAAGTGCCAATATGCAAAAAGCTGTTCGTGAGGCAATAGGTGCTATTAAGAAGGACCCGAACTTACCGGATAGGAATTTATATCGGATTGCACAGAAACATGGAATCACGGAGAGTGCATTTAATAAAGCTGCATCGTTTATGCGGGTGCCGGAGAGGTTCTTGAGAAGGGATGCATTCATGGCTCACTATCTCCAAGCAAGAGAAAAGTTTGGTAATCTTACTCCTGAGTTTGATAACCAAACCTTGATAGAGATGGCTAAGAAGGGCGTTAAGGCTACTCAGTTCTTGTATAGTGCACCTTATAGACCTGCTTTTGCTAATAGTCAACTTGGGAAAGTAATGACACGTTTCCAAATCTGGGCATGGAACTCCGTTAGATTTAGAAGGCAGATTGTAGAGCAAGCTCATATCTATGGATGGAAAGAAGGTACGCAACAGTTTGAGGCGTTTAAACGATTAGCTATTGCTGATATGTTTATGTTAGGACTAAGTAATATATTCATGTATTCTATCTTTGAGAATGCCTTACCGGCACCATGGAACTGGTTCCAAGACACAGCTGACCTGATGTTTGGTGACGATAAAGAGCGGGAACGTGCATTCTTTGGTGCTTATCCTTATCCATTTCAACCTTTGCAAATAATTACTCCTCCTGCTTTGCGATTGTTACCTCCCATGTTTAAAGCCATGGTAACGGACGATTACAGTAGGTTAGCTGACTATTATATATGGACTATGTTTCCATTTGGTAGGTTAATGAGAGATGTCGTAGGACCCGGTGGGATTATAGAAAATCCGATGAGAACAGTAGAGAAAACTACCGGTATACCTTATATGCAGTTTGGGAAATATTTTAAAGCTATGCAGGAGCAGGAGCGTTTAAAGCCGGGAGGCTAATTAGCCCTTCCTATAATAATACCTTTTTAAAAAAAAAGAATAACAAAGAGTTTTACCTCTCTGTTATTCCTTGAACAACAACATCCTCAAAAAAGTCACAGCCATCCTTTACAGCACAAGGTTCACCTGCAAAAACTGGATCAACAAATGTTACTAACGCTCCTAATTCTTTATTAAAATGAAACATAAAGCCTGCACATTCATCATCTCTAGTATAATTTGAACAAGATTTTTTAGCAACTTTAGATGTTCGAGGTATCTTTTCTTTAATCACATTCACCTCCTCGACAGCCTGCCTGTCCCATTCTACTACTTGTTTCTCTCTTTATTGCTTTTTGCATTTCTTCATCTGTAGATAAATCAGGTGCGTCTTTACGAATTGCATTGTTTATAGGATCATTGTTTAAGGTATTAAATGGTTTTACTTGATTCTTCGTATCAAATAATCTACTCTCCGAATTATTAATTATACGTTTAGCTCTATTCATAGCTCCACCGGGTTCATCAGGTAGTATTTTTCTCAGTAGTAATATAGCCAGTGATTTTTCTTTACCATAAAAGTCTTTCTCTTCTGGTATAGTTGCGTCATTGCATTCTTGTACTAGTATTCGTATTTCATCATATAATAATTCTATCATAAGAGTATGTTCTTTCTCTGAGACTCTTACCTTTTTGATATTATCTGATTTTAGTGCTAATTTGTGCATGACTATATCTCCAAGTTATATTTTTCAGCATATTCTTCAGACATTCTGGCTAAGTATGTCGGAGTAACATATTCTTTGCGTATAAGAGTTGCTTTTATAATATGTTCTGCATCTTTTAGTTGTCCTTGCAATCTCTGTATGAAAGGTTTTTTATTATTAATAACATTTCCTGCTATTGTATTTAATAATGGTGGATCATATGCTTCAGCTGGTAATGGTTCATCTTCTTGTTCCAATGTTATAATTGTCCAATTTTTTACTGGAACAATTAATTTCTTTTCATCTTTGAAAGTAGCTTCCCAACCAACATTGCATGCATGTTTATAATCAATTTTATAGATATGTTCATCGGTTCTATACTGTATTTTTTCTATGTCTTCTTCAATATCTTTAAGAGAAATTGTCCAAGAACTACCACCCATTCGTAATCTCTGGTCTTCAGATTCATTTTTATAATAGGTTTTACCTTTTACATATCCATGTGTTAACTTTTTTGCCATGTTGCCTCCTTGTTTACTATGAATGGACCATTTTCGTCTACATCTACATCCCAACCAAGCAGGGTGTAAAGATATTGTCCTTCTTCAATTAAATTATCTACAAATCCACACTCTTCTTCACACATTACAGCAGGTAAAGAATTGTCGGTACCATTTTTAATTTCTGCTTCTATAAGGTTCTTGCCACATTTAGGACAAGATTCTTTTATTTCCTTCATTGTGTTTCTCCTTTTACGGGGTCTAATTCCTCGTATGGTAGGTTGTAGCAATCTGTGGACACTTTCCATTGATTGGAAGGGTCTATGTCTCCTTTTGCATGGAATGTAGCTCTTTTAAAGTATTCTTTTGGTTCTTTTTTACCGCATATCCATGCTTTGATAGGAGTACCATTCTTAAATTGAATACTCGTAAATATATATAAATCTGGACTTTGGTGTCTACTCGTATAGGCAACGCTTGCATCGTAATGATCTTGCGGTTCTACTGTTCTACGTTTAGTTTTAACTTCTATTCTCTGATTGTTTTTTAGGAGATCGTGATTATATTCAGAATTACTAACTATATCAGCTTTAATATAATGGGCTACAATTTCTTCACCAAGATATCCGGCAAAGTTTCCTTTTCCTTTTAGAATAGAATTATTTATTGCTCCCAAATTTTCTGATTTTTCTTTTGCATTGTTTATCATCCATCCTTTAAAAGGAACTTCAATTATATTGCTCAATATTTACCTCCTTTGGCTAATTTTTTTAGTACATAGCTTTGAACTTCTTTTGTCTGTTCTTTTACCCAAGCTAATATAAGGCAAAAGTCTTTTTCTTTTAATGGTCCCTTCCGTGTATTGCACTGTTTGCATATGATCTGTAGATTCTTTGGTGTTGATTCTCCATCTTTAGATAACGGAATTATATGATCGCATACCATTGTTGAGACATTCAATATTCTGTCACAGTATTTACATGACTCACCATAGGCATCGTAAAACATCTTCTTTATATCTTCAAGCTCTATTTCAAAGAGCACCTGATGCATCTTCGACCTTTTTCTTAGAGCTTGTTTCAAAGCTGATGCTTTACGTGACAATCTAAGCCAAGCTTTATGCCATTGTCTACCGTGAATACTTACTAATTTCTCTCTAAAAGCACTCTGATCGTATTTCATCGTTACTAAAAAATCGGGTTCGTGGGGATTGACTATCGTCCCCACGTCCCGATTTCGTTACTGCTATCACCTATATGGCTTCTCTAGAATGAATTGGAATGTTCCAGAAAGTTTCCAGAACGCCAATGAAATTTTTATACAATACCATTTTGAATTTTTTTCAAATTCTAGGGAAAGTCTAAAGAGAGATATTAGAAAAATATCTATACCCCATCGACTTATTTTGTAATCCTTCCATAGAATAATATCTATGAATAATTTGACTATATCTCTTGGTCGTTTTTTCATATTCTTTTCAATCTAAATGAATCGTGAAATTTTAAATCAACTGACCAGAGTTCTCCATCTGTACTTTTCACCATTTTTAGCCTCCTTTTTCGTTCCTTTGCTTCGCCTTCTAACACAAGCAACTTTCTTGAGGCATTCTCTATGGCTCCACTTCCTTTGCCTGCGTAGAGGTCTAATGTTCCCGCTCTAGAATATTCTCTTGACGTCTGACTCAACTGTATAATAATCATATCATAATTGACTGCTAAGTTACTTAATGCGTGGGATATATGCCTTATAGATTCATATTCACCTCTCGTGTAATTTGGTGGTTCTATTAAATCTATATAATCTATTACTATACAGGCTGGAGATGTTTTCCTTACCTGTTCTCTAATTTTTTCTACAGTTGGACTCACAGTTTGTATTTGAATGTGATCAATTTCTTCTCTATGTATATCATATAAGGTTCTACTAGTATCTCCTTTTTGTATAAGTTCTGTTTCTGTATCAGAAACAATTTGTATATTTCTTCTATGCATTAACCACGGTGCTAACTCTAATGATAAATACAATGTTGGAATTTGTAGCTCTTTTTCTATCTTATCTTCCATAGCATTATATGCTAATGCAATATTCTGAGCAAGAGTAGTTTTGTTGGTACCTGTTGGTCCTACAATAGTAACTAACTCTCCCGGATATATAACTGAGTCTACTCCTACCAATCCATAAAGTTTTGATAAATTAATACTGACACCAGAAAAATCTCTCTTCATTCTTTTATTTAGCATTACTTGCAAATCGTCTACGTTTAATATGTTCATAAGGTAATCCTTTCTCTTAAAGTAAATACAATGAGATTGACAATAGGTCATCATCATACTGTCCATGCAACCATATTGATAACCTTTTGTATATACATCGTTAATAGATGAAAGGAGTTCAGAATCCTTGATCCTATCTTCACCTTTGTTCCATTCTTCCATTGCTGCTATCGTAGCATCTATAGGAATACCATTTCTCCTAAAATGAGAAACAATCCTCATTAAAGTATTATGTCGATTCCCTTCAGCTGGTGGGTTATTGTACATATCTTGAATACAAGGTACAACATTTGTATGACTACTGGTTTTAAAGAATGCTTTAACGCTGGGTGAATCAAATGTTACATAGCTTTCTAAATATCCAGATTGTTCTTCTGATGGGAATGTATGGAAGTCATTAACATCCCACTTTCTTCCTTTTGCTGCTATTGTTGTATATGGTAATTCCTCTAATTGTTCTGATGTAATGTATGTTTTATATAATTGTGTTTTATAGTTCTTGGTAGCAGCACATCTATATAAAGCTGACCTTGAATAGATTGACATATCAGCTTCTGGTAATAATTTTTTCATTGTTGATTTAACAATATAAGGCAAATCATTACCCTCATGATTTTCAAATCCGAATAATGAGCTGGGTAATAAGAAATGAAATCCTGTTCCACTAAAAAATATACAATAGGAATCATCCTTCAATCCTAATCCTAATAATTTTTGATTTACTATTTTTGCTTTAGCTATTGTTTTCTTACCTGATATGAGAGGATTTTTATCTTTAACTTTATCAATGTCAATGGGTAAATAATCTATTCCTCTCCATCCCATATATCCCCTAACACTTTTATTTTTATTTACATATTCATAACCATCTTTATCATAAAGATAGACAGAACGGTACACAGGAATATTTTTCCCATGTACCGTTACTGCTTTTTCTAATTTATCGAGGTCTACTAAGGAACCCCTTGATGCAGGACTCCTGAGTGCCAACTCGACAAACATTAATTTGCCTTATAACCGGTCTTCAATGATACCGTTGGAGCTGAACTTGTTGGTGTTGATGTTTCATCCCA